TATTTCTTCGGCGGTTCGGGTTCTTTTTGTGGTTTCTGTCATTGTTTATTCCTCCTTGTATTTGTGCCGGGGTTGTGCTATAATAGAGGAGCAGCCGCCCGGCGTGGGTTGGTTGTGTGGGCGTTCCGTTGCTCTGTGGTAGGGGTGAGCGGTTCGCCCTTTTCTATTACGATAACATTATATCATTATTTATCGTAAATGTCAAGCGGTAAATCAAGATTTATCGTAAATATTCAAACTTTTTTTATTTTTCACGGGTTCGGGCGTTGGTTCGGGTGCTTTGGTGGTTCTATCAGAGCGGCGGCAACGGTCTCGGCGTGGGTGCTGCCCTGTGGGGGATATGGGCGGCAGGAGTCGAGCGGGGTAGGTCTTCCTACCACACTCGAAAATAAAAAAGGCGAATTTACGAAAACCTATTGACAAGTTATCGTAATTATGGTAAACTGTTATCGTAAAGCAAAGGAGGACTGCATTATGAAAAATGTTGTTGCATACATTCGAGTGAGTACAGACGGACAAATCGGAGACGATAAGTTTGGTCTTGAAGTACAGAGAGAGCAAATCATTGACTACTGTTCCAAAAACGATATGAACATCGTTAAGTGGTATTCCGATGAGGGCGAGAGCGGTGCTAAGTATAGACCCGGCTTCGATGAGATTGTTTATGGCGAGGTTACTAACCCTCCGTATGAAGCAGTCGTAGTTGCTAAGTCCGACAGAGTTGCGAGAGACATTAACATCTACTTTTACTATCAAGGAGCATTGCTTCGTAAGAATGTTGAGCTTATCAGCATCACGGAAGACTTCGGACAGTTCGGTGTTTTTGCTAATATGTTAAAGGCGTTCACTCTCACCTGTGCAGAGATGGAGAGGGACAACATCAATAAGCGTACAAGTGCAGGTCGCACAGTCAAGTCCTCTAAGGGCGGTTATAGCGGTGGTCGTACTCCTTACGGCTATAAGGCTGAGAATCATCAAATGGTCGTTGTCAAGGAAGAAGCCAATGTTGTTAAGATGATTTTCCGTATGAAAGATAAGGAAGGTATGACCTACAAGGCAATCTGCGAGGTTCTAAACGCACAGGGTTATACCAATCGTAGCGGCACTAAGTTCACCATCAGTACAGTTCAAACCATCTACGAGAACAAGAAAGTATATCAAGGCTTCTATAAGTACGGCAAGAACGCTGAATGGGTCAAGGGTATGCAGGAAGCCATTCTCTATGAGGAGGATTGTTAATATGAAAAATATCGTATATACTTTTATGTCTCCGTTTTCGACTCAACAAACGGCAGAAATGATATGTCGTGTAATGGAGAAACTCGGAACAGTCAAAGAAGCCAATCATAGAAACGGACACATAAAAGCCATCTATAAACTTAGCACTTTCAGAAAATACAAATATAACTTTTATATCGAACATTCCGAAAAGGCTTGTAAAGTTAGAATGGTTATGGGCGATGATGGTTGTGTAGACATTAAGAGAGTGTGGCATATTCGTGATGGAGCGTGGGATAATTTTTTAACTCATTTGTTTGAATTAGCACCCGATACCGATTTCGGAGTTACTCTCTCAGAGGGAAGTCCTTATGTAATGGGCGTGTTGTATTTAGAAAACGATGTCGAGCAAGTATATATTTCACGAACCAAACGCAATACCTCCATAACAGGCTTCTTGCTCGGTGGTGCTTTATTCGGAGATGCAGGAGCAATAGTTGGTGGTATGTCGGGCAGACAGAGAACAGTCGGTCATACCTACACACAGTTCTCAAATTCTCAATTATCTCGAATTATCTATAACAACGGGCGTTTGTGGGAAGGTAATGTTATAAAGGGTAGCGACCTTTACAACGAAATAATGGTTAATATGCAATAAGGCTTCTACGACAAGGTAGAAAGTAAACAGTCAACAGGGACTATCGAACATCTTCGGATGTCGGTAGTCCTTTTTCTTTTGGAGGTAATTATGGAAAAGCTCATTCCAAAAATTTTTGCAAAAATAAAAAAGACCCCCCGTGATATTACTGCATACGATGACCTGTTCTCGCTATGTCGTAATATGGAGGGTGAGAATTTCAAGTTGGCTCACGAGACTAACAAAGCGTTGCGTGAGAAAATAATTGTAGCGATGCGAAAGCGTTATGATGTGTCGGGGTTCTTCGAGTTGTATAAGAAAACTCTGCTTTTCGATGCTCCCCACTTCTTTGACTGCTATCTCTTATATTTGGAGATAAACCGCAGACCGAACGAGCGATTTTATCAACCTCGCCGTAAAGTCTTAAAACAAGTGGTCGATGCCTTACAGATGCTTGTTGACGATGAGCTTGACGAACTGTTCATCTCGATGCCGCCCCGTGTTGGTAAGACTACTATCTTGATGCTGTTCTGTACTTGGGTAATTGGTAGGAATAGTGAATTGTCAAATCTCTACTCTGCTTATTCTGATACAATCACGAAAGCGTTTCACAATGGCGTGTTGGAAATTATAAATGACCCCGTTACATATCTTTGGCACGATGTTTTCCCGAACGCAAAGATTGCACAGACTAACTCCCAAGAAGAGACTATCAACATCGATAGAAAAAAGCGTTATCCTTCGCTTACCTGCCGCTCCCTATACGGAACACTTAACGGTGCCTGTGATTGTAACGGCTTTGAAATATCCGATGACCTTATCGGTGGTATCGAGGAAGCGTTGAACAAAGACCGTCTTATGTCTGCGTGGAGCAAGGTCGATAATAACCTGCTTCCTCGTGCTAAGGAAAACGCAAAGATTTTGTGGTGCGGTACTCGTTGGTCGATGATTGACCCTGCCGGACTTCGTATGGAATTGTTAGAGAATGATGAGCGTTTCAAAGACCGCAGGTATTTAATTATTAACCTCTCCGCTCTTGATGAAAACGATGAGAGTCAATTCGATTATGATTACGGCGTTGGTTTCAGTACAGAGTATTACCGACAGAGACGAGCTTCGTTTGAGCGTAACAATGATATGGCATCGTGGTTGGCTCAGTATATGGGCGAACCTATCGAGAGAGATGGTGCATTATTTACTCCCGATGAGTTCCGATATTACAATGGTGTGCTGCCGGAAGAAGAACCCGACAGAGTATTTATGGCGGTTGACCCTGCGTTTGGTGGTGGAGACTTTGTGGCATCCCCCGTGTGCTTCCAATATGGCGATGACATCTATGTTCACGATGTTGTGTATGATAGCGGCGATAAGCGTATCACTCAACCCCTTCTTGCAAATGCGGTTCTCAATTACGATGTTCAAGCGATGCAGATAGAAGCAAACAAATCTACCGAAGCATACAAAGAAGGTGTGGAAGCCGAACTGAAAAAGCACAAGCGTAAAATCAACCTCACCACAAAAGCCGCTCCGTCTGATAAAGCGAAGTTTCAAAGGATTTTCGATAAAGCACCCGATATTCGTGAGACAATGATATTCAGAGAGTCGGGAAAGCGAAGTAAAGCGTATAGTCTCTTTATGCAAAATGTCTTCTCTTATAAGATGTTCGCTAAGAACAAAAATGATGATGCTCCCGATAGTCTTGCAATGGCTATTGCAATGGTTCGAGGGACTTCATCTAAGGGACAGGTCTTCAAGAGAACGATTTAATAAAAATTTACATTCTCCAATGGTTATATTTTAATAAAATTATTGACAAGCATTGAAGAATATTGTATAATGAGATGTGTATAAGTGAAGGTATAAGGAGGTGCTGAAATGAGTGTCAATATTACACAGACTTTGTATGGTCGCAGAGTGATTTATACCGATTGCGATGAGATTACGCCTAAGAATGTTGTAAGTGTTCTCGAAAAGGCACTTAGCACTCACGGAACAAATCGTGGAGAAATTCAGTATCTCTATGATTACTACAAAGGCAAACAGCCTATTCGCAACAGAACTAAGGAGATTCGCCCGGAAATCAATAACAAAATCGTTGTCAACAGAGCCAACGAGATTGTGTCTTTCAAGGTGAGTTACCTTATGGGTGAACCCGTTCAGTATGTTAGTCGTAGTAAGGACGATATTTCCGAAAACCTTAACAGATTGAACGAGTATGTCTTTGCAGAAGATAAAGCGGCTAAGGACACCGAACTTGCCAAATGGTTTACCATCTGCGGTACGGCGTACAGAATGGTGTTGCCGGACAAAAATAAAGAGGAAGACGAATCTCCCTTTGAGATTTACACTCTTGACCCTCGATACAGTTTCGTTGTTTACCATAGCGGTCTCGGTAATAAGCCTATGATGGGTGTTAAAACTGTACTGCTCGAAGATAATACTGAACTTCATAGCATTTACACGAAGTATTGGTACTTTGAGGTAAAAGACGGAATTGTCGTAAAAAAAGAGAAGCACTCTCTCGGCACTATTCCTATCATCGAATATCCTGCAAACCCCGAACGACTCGGTGCTTTTGAAATCGTGATTGGTCTGCTTGATGCAATCAATGAAACTGCATCGAACCGCTTGGATGGCGTGGAGCAGTTCATTCAAGCTCTACTCATCCTCAAAGGTGTAGATATTGATAGTGAGGAGTTCAAGACCCTTAAAGAAAACGGCGGTCTTAAAATCCCTCTCGAAGGTGATGCTTACTACCTTATTCAAGAACTCAATCAAACTCAGACACAGACTCTTGTGGATGATATGTACGATACAGTTCTTACTATCTGCGGTATGCCGAATCGTAATGGTGGAAGTTCCACGAGCGATACGGGTTCTGCGGTAATTATGCGTGACGGATGGACTAATGCTGAGTCTCGTGCCAAAGACACGGAGACGATGTTCAAAATGTCCGAAAAGCAGTTCCTCAGAATTGCTATTCAGTTCGCAAACACCTTACGCAATATGGACTTGAAGTTGTCGGCTATTGACATTCGTTTCACTCGCCGCAACTATGAGAACATTCAAGTTAAGTCGCAGGTTCTCACCACGATGCTTAACAATGATAAAATTCATCCTCGCCTTGCTTTCGCCCATTCGGGACTCTTCGTTGACCCCGAACTTGCTTACTCTCAAAGTGTAGAATATGCTGAGGAGAAGAAAAAAGAAGCCGAGAAAGAGTTGGCTCAGTTTGCTCAGCAGCAGACGGAGATTGATAAAAGCAAGGTAAACAATGCCGCTAAGGGTGAAGGCAATGTATGAGTATGCTGATAAAATAGTCAGTTATCTTAATGGTCGTTTCATCGAGATGTTTGGTAAACTCAAAGCTCTCTCCTCTTTCGATGAGTTGAATCTGTTACAGTCGGTAAAAGAGTTGTATCGAGAAGCAGACGAACTCACAAGAAAGATGCTGTATCAAATTGCAGTATTTGCTTATGAGAACGCTGAGGGCGAGGACATCTCGGCTATCACCGAACAATGGTTATTGGAGGTTGTGTTGGAAGCATACGACCCCACTACCAAATACTCTTATGTGAACGAAGTAGAGCGTAAATGCTCACGATTGTTTGAGAGTATGATGTCAAGTGATAACAAGGCGAAGGAAGTGGACACGGCTCTTAGGTATTGGTCGGCTATGGTTACACAGTATTCCATTGTTACGACCGATGCGGCAACATTAAGAGCATACACAGACTCCGGCATATCAGAAGTAATGTGGGTGTCCGTAAAAGATAACAGACGATGCTCGGTGTGTAAATCTCGTGATGGTAAGATATACCCTATCGAGGATGTACCACCTAAACCTCACATAGGATGCAGGTGTTATCTAATTCCATACTCGGAGGAATGAAAATGAGTGGAATGTCTATGGCGATATTCAACGCAGAGGTTATCGAAGCGATTACCCGAATCCTTAAAAAAGGTAATTCGGCTGAGTTAAAAAAAGAAAACGGTAAACTTGTTGTAGTTGAAATCGAACGAAAAGTGAAAACAAAGACCTCTATAAACGGGTAGAGGGAAACAGTCAACAGGGACTATGAGCTTTAACAGGCTCGTAGTCCTTTTTCTTTTAGATATTAGCCGAAAGGCTTGATATATGGGAGTGAACCCATAAAACGCAGACGGGAGACAACCCGACCAAAAACAGAAATATAGTGCAGAGTGAACTGCCTTGTTAAACGCAGGAGGTAATTTTATGGCAAAGATTGATGTCAGCAAAATCGAGGGTTATGCAGATATGACTCCCGAAGAAAAAGTTGCGGCTCTTGAAGCCCACGAGTACGAAGACCTTTCTGCTGAGGTCGATAAGTACAAAAACGCCGCTTCTAAGGCTAATTCCGAAGCAGCCGAATGGCGTAAGAAACATAATGCCCTTTTATCCGAAGAAGAGCAGAAGAAACAGGCAAACGATGAGGAACTTAACTCTCTTCGTCAGAAAGTTGCTGATATGGAGAAGAAAGAACTCATCGCAGGTCATAAGGCGAAGTTCCTTGCTATGGGCTATGACGAAGCCCTCGCAGATGCTACGGCAAAGGCTATGGTCGATGGCGATACTGATAAGGTATTTGCTAATCACAAGAAATTCCTCGAAGCACACGATAAGTCTATTAAAGCAGAGTTACTCGGTGATACTCCTAAGCCCCCGGCAGGTGGCGAGGGTGATGGAATGACTCTTGAAAAGTTCCGTAAACTCTCTCCGCAGGAGCGTTACGATTTCTCTGTAAAAAATCCCGAAGAATACAAAAAATTATACGGAGGTAATGAATAATGCCGCACACTATTTATGATAATTTTTACCTTTCCAATGAGGTAGAAGACCAGTTCAACTCTCACCTTGATTTGCAGAATTTCTGTACTATCGACCGCACCCTCGAAGGCACAGCAGGTATGGTGAGAAAAATCAATGTTTACAGAGCGACCAATGGTACTGAGAAACTCGCTATGGGTGAAGGTAATACCAAGAGCATCGAGGTTTCCTATACTCCCGAAGAGTATCGTATCTTACTCGCTCAGAACAAGTTCGAGTATTACGATGAACAGGCTATGACTGACCCCAACCTTGTTCCTGTTGGTACTCGTCATATGGGTACTGATATGTTCAACACAGTCAACGCAGACATTTACGCTGAGTTCGCTAAGGCTACTCTTGTTGTAGATGCTACTGCTCCCGATTTTGCCGCTTTTGTGGATGCAAAGGCTAAACTCAATGTTGAGAATATCGAAGGTATTACTACTTTCGCTTTCGTCTGCAATGAGGATATGGCGAAGATTCGTAAGACACTCAAAGATGATTTGAAGTATGTCGAAGCCTTTGCTAAGAACGGCTATGTTGGTACTGTTGGTGGTACTAACCTCTATGTGAAGAAGGATGCTACTCCGGGTGCTATCTATGTCGGCACTAAGGAAGCCGTTACTCTCTTCATCAAGAAGGGTACTGAAATCGAGCAGCCGCCTCGTTCTTCCGAAGATGCTAATGTTCGTCTGAACACCATCATCTCTCGTAAGTATTATCTTGCGGCTCTCACCGATGCAACTAAGGTTGTAAAAATCGCTATTGCGTAATGAAAGGAGGTAGACAATATGACCGAATCACAGAAACTCGAAAGACTTAAAGTTTTATCGGGCGAAACCGATGAGAGCGTATTGTCTACCTTTCTTGATTTAGCAGGTGAACGAATATTGAGACGAGCTTATCCGTTTCGTTCCGATATTCAAGAAGTCCCTGCCAAATATCACGCTACACAAGTTGACATCGCTCTCTATTTACTCAACAAGCGTGGTGCAGAGGGTGAAACTGCTCATAGTGAAAATGGCATCTCTCGCTCTTATGAAAGTGCAACGGTGCCGGATTCTATGTTGAAGCACATTACCCCACACGCTTCGGTGTTGGGAGGTAGTTCCCAATGAAGTGCTTAGAGAGAAACAAGACGAAATTTTACTACGCTCTTTTTGTTGATGATGAACCGGGTAAGGATGAGTATGGTAACGAGAGTGGTGAACCTCGTATCATCTACTCCGAACCCGTGTTGGCGAAAGCGAATATTTCTCCTGCGACCGGCGTTTCACAGGTTGAGCAGTTCGGTAAGGAGTTGAAATATGACAAGGTGATAGTTCTTGATGACATCACTTGTCCCATTGATGAAAACAGCGTGTTATTCGTTGATAAGCAACCCGAAAAGGACGATGACGGGAATCTTCTTTTCGATTACATCGTGAAGAAGGTCGCAAGGTCTCTCAATAGCGTTTCTATCGCAATCAGTAAGGTGGCGGTATCGTGAGAATCACCGTTGAAAATCTCGATAAAGTCATCTCGCAGTTGAAAGACTACAAAAAAGATTTGCGAGTCAAAGTGAAGCTCTTTTTAGAGAGATTGTCCGTTCTTGGTGCTTACAGAGCAAGGGTTGAGTTTACCAATGCTATGTATGCAGGTAAAAACGATGTTACTATCAGCGTTACCTCAACAAGAAAAGGTTATAAGGTTGTGGCGAAAGGTCAAGCCGTTCTCTTCATTGAGTTTGGTACGGGTATAATCAATCCCGAACATCCCCAATCGGATGAGTTTGGCTTTTCTCACGGCACTTATGGTAAAGGCAAGGGTGCTAACGAAAAAGGTTGGGTTTATGTCGGAGAGCAAGGTAACGCAGGTCAACCGATTCGTGAGGGTGTATATCACACTTACGGAAATCCACCTGCAAAGGCAATGTACTACGCCGCAAAGGATATGAAAGCACAGATATACACTATTGCGAAGGAGGTTTTCGGATAATGATAGATATTGAATCAGAACTCTTTACTAACATAGCGACCAAACTTCGTGATAGGTTCGGAGCAAAGTTCACAGTCTATGGTGAAACTGTTTTAGCACCATCGGAGTTCCCGTGTGCTTGTATTGAGGAAAGCGATAATTACGCTTATTCTCAATCGCAAGATAGTGGTAGCAACGAAAACCACGCTGAGCTTGTTTACGATGTCAATGTGTATTCCAATAAGAGGAATGGCAAGAAGGCAGAGTGTAAAGAAATCCTTGCGGTGATTGATGAATATTTTACGGGCATCGGATTCTCCCGTACAACAAAGAATCCTATCTCATTGGACGATGCGACTAAGTATAGACTCTTTGCTCGATACTCAGCCATTGCATCGAAAGATGGAACTATATACAGGAGGTAATGAAAATGGCAATTTCTACTTATAAAGTGTTCCTTATGAAAAAGGAAAACGATGCGTATGCAAAGCTCGTTGACATTAAGGATTTCCCCGACCTCGGCGGTTCTCCCGAAATGCTCGAAACGACCACTTTGTCCGATAAGATGCAGACCTATATTCCGGGTATTCAGTCCCTCGATGCTCTCGAATTTAATGCGAACTACACGAAGGCTGATTACGCAAAAATCAAAGCACTCGAAGGACAGGAACTCGACCTCTCCGTTTGGTTTGGTGGTACTGAGACTAACGGTACTCTCACTCCCGATGGTTCGGATGGTAAGTTCAACTTCAAGGGCTATGTGTCTGTATTCGTAGTCGGTGGCGGCACTAACGAAGTAATTGGTATGACTGTTTCGGTTGCACCTTCTACTCCGATTACTGTCGGCGAGTAATACTTAATGGGAGGATTGTATTATGGCTAAGACTATTAACTTCGAGTTTAAGGGAGTTCCTTATACTCTCGAATTTACTCGTAAATCCATTGAAATTATGGAGCGTAGAGGTTTTAAGATTTCAGACCTCGAAGAAAAACCCGTTACAACTTTTCCTGCTCTTTTCGCAGGTGCTTTCCTTGCTCATCACAAGTTCGTGAAGCCGGAAGTCATCGATGAGATTTTCCGCAGTTTGAAGAACAAGGACACTCTTGTTGGCAAACTTGCCGAAATGTATAACGAACCCATCCTCGCTATGATGGATGAGCCGGAAGAGTCCGAGGGAAACTTGGATTGGGGAACGAGTTGGTAAGTGACTCGCTACCCTTTGGAGAGGGCGAGTCCTACAACGACTCTGCCCTCTCTATTTCATATACGGAGCAGTTTTATTCTCACTTACCATTCTACCTGTCAATAGGTATGACCTACGAGCAGTATTGGAATGAGGATTGCTGCTTGGTTAAGTATTATCGTGAAGCGTTTAAGTTACAACGAGAACGAGACAATGAGAGATTGTGGTTGCAAGGTATGTATATCTACGAAGCTCTTTGTGATGTTTCTCCTGTACTCAGAGCCTTTGCGAAAAAAGGTACGAAGCCCATCGAGTATTCTACTCAGCCTTATGCGATTACCAAAGAGGAAATCGAGCGTAGGCGTATAGAGAAAGAAAAGGCTAAATACGAACAGATGAAGGCGAAAACAAACGCCTTTGCTATCAAATTCAACGCTTTAATGGCACAAAGGAAGGAGGTTGAAAACGATGGCTGAGACTGTTCTTGAAACCTTAGTTATTAAGGTGGATTCCGATACGAGTTCTGCTACCACAGGACTAACGGATTTGCAGAAAACCCTTTCAAAGTTCAAAAATGCTGCGAATGTAGGTTCAAGTGGTACTAAGAAATTAACCTCGTGTTTTTCTTCGTTCACTTCAAAAGTCCGAGGTGCAACTGCGGCGTTCCGTGTGGTTTCAAACACGCTCGGTAGTTGGTTCAAAGAATCCAACGACTATGTAGAAGCATTGAACCTTTTCAAGGTTGCAATGGGCGATTGTGCAGAAGCGGCAATGAAGTACGCTAAGACCGTTGAAGCGGTTATGGGTATCGACCTCAAAGAATGGCTGACCTATCAAGGTGCATTTTATCAGATGGCGGCAGGATATGGTATCGTTTCCTCCTCTTCCGAACGAATGAGTCAAAACCTTACGCAGTTGGCATACGACCTGTCCTCTCTGTGGAATACCGATGTTGAGACGGCTTTCCAAAAACTGCAAAGCGGTATGTCGGGACAGATTAAGGGTCTCAAAGCGTGGGGTATCAATGTGTCTGTGGCACAGTTAAGGCAGACCGCCCTTGCTCACGGCATCGACCTTTCTACTGCTAAGATGACCGAAGCACAGAAAGCAACTCTCCGTTACATAACGATAATGGAACAGACCTCCAACGCACAGGGAGACTTGGCGAGAACCATTGTTACTCCGTCTAATGCGTTGAGGATTCTAAACGCTCAATGGACACAGGCGAAGAGAGCGATGGGTCAAGTTGTGAGCGTAATTGCGGTCAAGGTTATTCCTTGGTTTCAAGCTCTTGTTCAAATCATCAAAGAAGCCGCACAGTCTCTTGCTAATGCACTCGGATACGAGTTGCCGGAGATTGATTATTCGGGAATCAGCGTAGACACAGGTTCTTTTGAAGATGCTTCTGATAGTTTGGGAGAAGCCGCTGACAACGCTAAGGAATTGAAGAAATCCTTGCTTGGAATAGATGAGTTAAATGTTATGACGGATAACTCTTCTGCTTCTGCAAGTGATGCTCTCGGTGGAGGTTATGCTTCGGACTTTGGATTGGATTTAAGTCAATACGACTATGATTTCTTATCCAACATTAAGATGCCCGACCTCGAACCTCTCAAACAAAAAATCAAAGACATTGTGAAACTTGTAGGTTTGGTAACTACGGGTATTGGTGCGTGGAAACTCGGATATTTTATTGCCGATTTACTTACCGCTAATGTGAAAGCAACTACGCTGAAAGAGACAATCGCTCTTATCGGTAAGAAAGCAGGACTTGCTCTTGGTGTTACCTTGGCTATTACAGGTATTGTACTTGAAGCAGACGGCATCAAGAAAGCAATCGAAGAAGGACTTAACGGTGTCAATTTCGCTGAAATACTCGGTGGCGGTGGTTCTATTGTCGCAGGTGGTGCTTTAATAGGTCAGTTCTTCGGTAGTGCTTTGATTGGTAGTGGTATCGGTGCAATTATCGCAGGTGTTCCGATGTTTATTACAGGTATCTATGATGCTATCGTGAACGGAATCGGATGGCTAAGTGCCGCTTTAATTGGGGTGGGTGCTACGGCAACAGGAGCAGGTATTGGTGCTATCATCGGTGCTTGTGGCGGTCCGATAGGTGCAGGTATCGGTGCATTGATAGGTTTAGCGGTTGGTTTGATTACCGACTTGGTTATTCTCGTAGTGCAGAATTGGGATGCGGTTTGCTCTTGGTGTAGCACAGCATTAGCCGCCGTAGGTCAGTTCTTTGTAAATCTTTGGAACGGAGTCGTTGCGGTATGGAGTACCGTAGCCGAGTGGTTCAACACTTGGGTTATTACCCCTGTTGCTAATTTCTTCTCCGGCTTATGGACGGGAATTTCAACGGCAGCATCAACTTGTTGGAACGCAATCGTTTCGTTCTTCACTCCTGCGATTGAGTGGTTTTCCGAATTATTCGGTAGTATATTCCAAACTATTTCCGACATCTTCTACAACATAGGCGTTATTGCAAGTGGCTGTTGGAAGATTATCAAAGCAGTTTGGGGCATTGTTTCCGAGTGGTTTAATGAGAATATCATTACTCCCGTTGCCAATTTCTTCTCCACTATGTGGACTAACATAAGCACTTGGGCGATTAACGCTTGGAATGGAATAAAGTCTGTTTTCTCCACAATCGGTAATTGGATAAACACAAATATCATTCAGCCTGTCGGAAATTTCTTTTCAAATTTATGGAACGGATTTCTTGAAAAAGCCAAAATTGCTTGGGAAGGCGTAAAGTCGGTGTTCAGTAAAGTAGCCACATTTTTCAAAGATACTTTTCAAAAAGCGTGGCAGGGCATCGTCAATGTGTTCTCCGTAGCCGGAGAGATTTTTGTAAAAATCAAAGACGGAATTGTTACGGCATTTAAGTTTGTGGTGAACGGAATTATAAAAGGATTGAACAGCGTTATCTCTGTTCCTTTTAACGGAATCAACGCCGCACTTAATTGGATAAAGGGAATTGAAATTGTCGGCATTAAACCTTTTGAGGGATTGACAACAATAAATATTCCTCAGATTCCTCTTCTTGCTGAGGGTGGTTTCCCGGCAACAGGACAGATGTTCATTGCACGAGAAGCCGGTCCCGAAATGGTTGGTACGATTGGAAACAAATCTGCCGTAGCAAACAATGAACAGATTATCGCAGGTATCTCCGAAGGTGTTGCGGATGCGAATAGCGAACAGAACGCTCTCCTCCGTGAACAGAA